ATGAAAAAAGGAATAATCTTTGTTGATTTTTATCCTGCTGAACTAAAAGAAAATTCTGTTTGGGAAATAGTTTACTATGTTAGAAACCCAGAAACTAACAAGATGGTAAGGAAAAGGAATAGAGTTAAACCCTTGCAAAAGGTTTCTGACAGGAGGAAATTGGCAACAAAAATGATTATTGAAATCAATAAACGTTTAGAAACTGGATGGAATCCCTTATTCCAAGATAAAGGAACTAAAGAGTTGATTGGGTTTAAAAAAGCTTGTAAAATTTACAGCAACAGAATTTCACAAGACACTTCCGATGGGAATTTAAGACCAGACACAAAAAGAACTTATGACTCTCAAGTTCAGCAACTTTACAAATATTTAATTGTGTCTAAACAGCAAGACATGCTTTGTTATAAATTTAACGGAGATTTTGTTTCTGAATATTTAGATTATATAAGGTATGAAAAAAAACTATCTGCAAAAACTAGAGACAATTACCTTTCTTGGTTAACTACATTTTCCACTTTTTTACTCCTAAAAAAATACATTGTAATAAACCCAACTGTAAACCTTCATAAAATTAATAAGCAGAAGAAAATTAGAATTCTGATAAATACCACTACTAGAGATTTGATTTTCGAATATTGGAAACATAAAAACAATGGATATTTAGTGCTTTGCTTACTTTGTTACTATTGTTTAGTAAGAAGAACAGAAATAACCAAACTAAAAGTAGCGGATATTAATTTTTTAAACCAGACTTTATTTATTTCTGCAGAAACCGCTAAGAATAGAAAGAATTCTTTTGTAACAATACCCGATCAGTTAATAGGTATTTTAAAAGACTATATAAAAGGCGGTTTAATAACTGATTTTTTATTTTCTCCAAAATATGTTCCTGGTGTAACACCTGCAAATCCAAACGCAATCACTAAAAAATGGTCTTACATGCGTATAAAATTGAAAATTGACAGTAATATTCACTGGTATAGTTTAAAAGATTCTGGAATTACAGACTTATTAAAAGCAGGTGTTCCTTTGCTTTCTGTAAGAAATCATGCTAGACATCATAGTTCTGCACAAACAGACACCTACACTCCAAAAGAGATGAGAGAAGCTGATCCGAAAATTCTTCATTCTTCTGTAGTCTTTTCTTCGTAAATTAAATAAGCATAACTAATTTTGTTAATTCATTAGAAACAAAACCATCTGCTTTAACTGTAACTTTCCAACTTCCAGAAGAAGGATAATCGACTTCAAAATTTGCAGGAGTAAAATCTGAAATTGCAGTAATAATTGGCAAACCAATATTTAATTGTGTGCTTATATCAACCTTTTGTAAATGTATTTCTGCTGCTGCAGGTGTAAAGTTTTCAAAAGCTAACGTAAAAATTATCTTACTATAAAAGAACACTCCTGGTTGTGCAACTTCTGTAATTATTATTTTTTCTGATATTGGCGCCACTTCAGCAGCTACATCTACATAAATTATATTGGATGTAATTCCGTTATCAACTAAAGAAATCTCATAAATACCTGCAAGGCCTGTCATATCATACCCAAATTGAAAAATTGAAGAACCATTGATAGTATTTACAGCATTTGTATATTCTAGACCAGAGTAAGAAGATCCAATTGCACCTGTTAATTGTTTTGCAGTAATTGTACCGTTATAAGCAGAAAAGTCTACATAGTTAAAGTTTACAACAATTTTCCAAGGTAAAACCCAAAACCCATTATTCTCTGCAATTGCATATCCTGTAATATTAATTGCAGGAGTTACAACAGGAGCAGTAATTGTTGAACCTTTTGATGGAATAATATTTTCTAACTCAAAAGTTACTTCATTTAACTTGGTTTTTATTTTGGTGGTAAAACCTTTTACAGCAAACATTCTAGTGTCAAAATAAATTTTTCTTATTTTTTTAATTTTAGAAATTTCTAAAGTATTTAGATATGCAACCGCTGTAATTTGTTTTGCTTTTTGTCTGAAATTAATCCATTTTTTCCAATAATTATTTACAATTCCAAAATCTCCATGCATTCCTAAAGTTTGGGTATTATAAGAGTTTGCAAACTCATTAGTATCTGATAAAAGTATTAATGTAACACCTGCTTCTGCTAAATATTCTTTTGATGTTGGATTGCCAATACTGTTTTCTGTAAGTGCTTTGAATTTGTTTGTAATACTAACAACATCTTCTGTAACAACACCATTTATAGTTTGATGACCATCCTCTATAAGTACATTGTTTTTATTATCTGCATACGTAAGATTATACTTGTTTTTAAAGGCATTTTCTTTGTCTGAAATTGCAATTACTTTGTCTGATAAATCTACATGATCGGTTGAATTTAAAAATTCAATATTATAGTTTAGGTAAATAGTTTTAGTAACTTCATCTAAAACAATATCTAAATTTTGCCAATTCTTTAAATTATTAATTAATTCTCCAATACTCCAATCTGGCACGTATCTGCTTAAATCTACTGTTGGATGAATCAAATGTAATACTGTTTCTTCTGCTTCTGGATTTATATTTATTGTGCTTTCATCTGGCAAAACATTATTACTATGTTGATATTGAATACATAGAGCACTATCTGTTATATTATCTTCAGTAACTTCAAAAGAAATGCTTTCTATAAATTGTGCATTGCTAACAAAATCAAATTCTGTGATTTCTTTTTCAAGAAAAAACTCTGTTTGTGAAGCTTCATTGTATATTCTATACACTTTTACTTTGGTAGTTCCTGAAGTTGTTGGTTGTTGAATATTAGTTAATGCAATATTTATGTTATGAATGCCGATACCAAAATTAGCATATACAGAAACGTATGAATAAAACTCCCCAATTGTTAAAATTTCTGCATCAGCAAAAGAAAAATAAATCCCTGTGTTCTCTAAATATGCGGTGTTGTTATGAGTCTCTTTTGGCACAATAACAATTTTACTATTAAAAGGATTGTCTACAAAAGAGCCGGCTAATTTGTAACCATTATTTAAAATTGGGTTTTTTAATAACGCCATTAAATAAGGCATTGGCACAAAAGAATTAAAGTTTTTTACATTATAAGAAAAGTCTGCAATAATTGTTTCTCTTCTATTTACTAAAAGAGTTGGTAGTTTTTGATTAAATCTTTGTTGAAAAGATGACCATTCATCATCTGTGTAATATTTTCCTACATCTAAAGTAGGTGCTGCATAATCTATTTGTGGATATGGTTTTGCAATATCTGTTTTTATAGCCTCTATAAAAGTGCTTTGATCATAATAAGCTGCTACTGTTTCTGTATAAGGAGTTTCACCATTATACTTGTAAACAGGCATATAGTCTGCAATCTTTTTATCTAATATTTTAATAAATTCGTTCCCAAATTTTAGAACACAACTTCTTCTGTTTTTTAAATATTTTAAAACTTTTAACTTCCCGAAAAAAACGCTAGCCCCAAATATAAAAGTGATCTCTATTTCTTTTTTAGAGGTTAAACTGTTTATTTCTGAGCTACCTAACTCTTTAATTACGTCTTCATTTTCTTCAATAATAAAAGGAAATTCTGCATGTGTTAGCGTTAAAGAATCATTAAACGCATCATTTACATCTTTTAAAGAAAGTGTTTCTTTTAAATAAGGTAGTTCTATGCCGTTTTTTGTAAGGATTTTAATCATTATAGAACGTTATATTTTGTAGTTTCATCTACTGTATTAATATGGTTGTACTCAAAAGAAATTGTATTATTTGCAGCAAATACGTCAGTTTCTTTTAACAATGCTTTTGGTGTGGTAATAAGCACTTTCTTAAAAACTGCATCTTCAAAAAAGTAACTTTCTTTAGATTTGTTTAACGCATCTACAGAGTCTCTTTGCACTTCAGATAAATAACCAGTGTTGATTTTATAATCTATATCATGATTTTCTTCTACAATAGATTTAACGTCTTTATAGTTTTCTTTTACAACTCGTTTATATTTTGGTTCAATAGAAATTTTACCGAAAAAGGAAACAAATTCAAAAAAACCATACACATTTCTAATTGCAAGTTGATTTTTATCATATCTAAAGTGATCCTTTAGATAATACACCAACTCTATTACATCGTTAATTATTACTGTAATAAACAACAAACCTGCAGTATTAATTTCTGATATAGGTATTTTAAATTCATACAAACCTTTGGTTGTAGCTTCTGAACTTGCAAACATTTCTAAACCATTATTGTCTTTTATTTTAAAAGAAACAGGAGTTGTATTGATCCAGATAGGAATGGATATTATAGAGCTTTCATCTATTTTATTTAAATTGTTTAATTCGCTAAATAATTGAATTGTTTCTGAAGCATCAAATGTATTTGCAGTGGTGTTTTGTAAAATATAAAAATCTGGTAATTGTTCTGTAGAGACTATTAATAAAGAATCTACATGGTATTCTTTAACAATTACATTAATCTTTTTAAATAGATTTTCATTTTTTACAATTTCTATTACTGTTGGAGCAGAAAATATATTGGTAAAAATATTATTGAACTGGCCCCGTAAATTAATAAAACAATCTACATTGTTAATTTTTGCCCATGATTGTGTGTCAAAAACAACATCATTTACTAATATTTCTACTTCAAAAAAATGGTTTTTACCAAGTTCTGATTCTATGTGCAATTCTATTTCATTGTTAGAAAAGAAAACGCTGTCTAATTTTGGTGTTTTTTTTAGTATCATCTTACGCTATTTTACCATAGTTTTCTGATTGTGCAATTTCATCTTCTGCTTCTTTTAGATCCTTAATTTTATCATAAGGCAATATTAATTTTGCATTAATGCCAGCTTCTAACAAACCGTTTAAGGTGTTTATAGATTGATAAATACTGATCATAATATTATTTTCCTCTAAACTTTCTGAAACTAAAGTTTTTGGAGAACCTTCTTGAATAGTATTAGCAGAAGTAGGTCCTCCATTAAAATACCCATTTTTAAGTCTTTGCCTTTCTGCTTCTAAAAATCGGAATGTTTCTGCATAAACAGGATTGCTAGTCATTATCTCTGGTGCAACCCATTCATTTTGATGAACATAACCAGTTATTGCTCCATCTTTATCGCTTCCAATTTCTGCCTTTCCTGTAAAACCACCAGAAAAGAACGTTGGCATTTTCTCTTGCTTTGTGTTTTTTATTTCTGAAACTCTCCCTAAACCAGCCTTTGTTGCGGCAATGGCTGCAGCAATACCTAATGGAACTCCTATTATTGGAATCTTTGATAAAGAAGTAAAAGCAGATTGTGCTCCTTCGTAAGTACTCATTAAAGCTTCAGATATTTTCATTGCTTTCCAAGCATCAGAACCTTTATTAAATGCATCGGCCGCCTGTCCTAAACCTTGTTGAATTAAACCAAACTTTTGTTGTTCAGTCATGTCAGTCCATTCTACTTCCTTTTTCTTTAAAGCTTTTTTAGATTTATCAAAACCGTTGTCAGTAACTTCTTGTTTTAACCCGTACTTTTTTCTGATGGCATCTTTTAAAGCTTCTGCTCCTTCTACAGCTTCTACTTTAGCAAGTTCTTTGTCTAGCTCTATTTGTAATTCTGCATCTGCAATAAACTTTGCTTTACCTAATAAAAGAAGTTGTTTTTCTTCATCAGTAATTGCTTTTTCTGCTTCTCTATCTAATTTTAAAGCTTCTTTTGCAATTCTATTTTCTTCCTCTATTACATTTGCTGCCGCTAAATATTCTGCTTTTTTAGCCTTTTTTAAATCTTCTTTCTCCTGGTCTTTTAAAACTTCTAATTCTTTTAATTTATCTGCATGACCAATATACTTTTCTTGTAAAGCAGCATATTTAGAATCTATAGTTGCAAGTTCTCTCGCTAAACCTTTTATTTGTTGGTTCTCTCTTTCTGCAGTTTTCTTTGCAATAAGTTTATCTAATTCTTCTTCTGCTTTTTTGTAGATTTTGGCTTTTTCGTTTTCAAGATTGTTTTTATTAGAGGAAAAATCTGTTGTTTTACTAGTTGATTTTGTATCATCTGCTAAAAAATCTTTTAAATCAATCTTTTTAGCTTTATTTTTCCCTTGAAAAGCATCATAGATTTCGTTAGTATCTTTTACTACTTGATCTTTTAAGTCTTTAACTAAATTTGGTAATATCTCAAAACCTTTTGAAAACCCCTTTTCTATTCTAGCTGTATCTAATGTAAAAATACCTGCAACAATATCTCCTAAAGATTTAAAGCCATCCCAAGCGTTACTTAATAAAATACCCAAAACTTGAAAAGTAGTTGTTGCAGATATTCGCATACCTGTTAGGATTGCAGAAAATGCACCACTTTGATTATTTAAATCAACAAACCAATTATACAAAGCAACACCACCTTTTAATATTTTTAAAAGAGTTTCTGTAGCAAATATTTTTCCTTTTGCAATTAAATTAGAAAATGTACTGTTACTTGATGCAAATAATTGAGTATAAACACCACTTAATTCTTTGTTTAATTCTAATTGTTTTGCAGTTAGTTCTTGGTTTTCTGTAAGTGGTTTTTGTTGCCCATTTAAAGCAATATTTACAGATTCAAAAATTTTAAGAGCTCCACCGGCATCTTCTCCTGCACCTTTAAATAAATCTGCAGTTAATAATTGTGCTTGTTGGGCATTTAAACCAATATTTTGCGCCTCTAAAGCAATAGATTGCAATGCTTCTTTCGGTGATTTTACACCCGTTTTAATATCTCTAAATAATTGGTCTGTAAACTTCTTACCAAAAGCATTAGACATTGCTTCTTTTGCTGCAGGTGTTTGCTCTGTAATTGCTAATGTAAATTCTTTTAAAGCATCTGGTAATTTGTCTTTATAAATAGATAAATCGATCCCTGTGTTTACAATATTTATAAATTCTGTTGCAGAAAAACCTGCATTTTTAAACTGAATAGGATATTCTTCTATTGATGCAAAAAATTCTTCGTTTTTATGTTTACCTCTTACAGCAGATTTTTCTATTAAATTAAAAGCTTCATCATAAGAAACACCAAAAGAGTTTACAAGAGATTTTGCTGTAGCAATACTTTTATTAATATCTATTTCAAAAGTATCTCTTAAAACTTCTGCTCTAATTCTAATTCCATCTACAGAATCACCTGTTGTATTTGTTAATTCTTTTACTAACTTATTAGTTTCAAAAACCTGTAAATTAAAATCCACCCATTGTTTAGCAGCCAAACCAATACCTGCCAAAGCTGTTAGAAATATACCAATAGGTGTTGCAATAAAAGCAAGAGCTGCTTTTGTTATACCTTTTAAACCTCCTTTTATTCCTTGTAAACCAGACTGCACTTGTTTTATATCCCCAGATAAAAGACCTGCAAAAATGTTAGAAAAATGACCTTTTGCTTCTTCTAAAGAAACATTTGTATCATTAATTTCTCCTTTAATTTCTGCATAACGTTTTTTAGTGTTTGTGAGTTCTGCATTTAGTTTTTTACGTTCTGCAGGATCAGAAGTTTCTTTTAGTTTTTTGTTAATTTTACCAATTTCACGACCAACACCGCCTAAGGAATCTATGACTTCTTTATCATTTATAAATATGGAAATCTTTCTTTTTATATCTTCTGCCATTGCTTAAAAATTTATTTGTGCTAAAACTTCATCTGCTCTTACAGACCCAATTTCTTTTGCTAAACCATTTAAAACATAAGTAGAGCGTACACCACCTAAATGATTTCTGTCTTTCAAATTTAAATACCTACTATTAGAACGTACACCCTCAAAACCATAATGATGCACGAATGAATGTTTTGGAGACTCTAAAACCAACCTTTGCAAACGTCCGTTTTTCATTTTATGAGTAACTTTTGTTTGTAAAGCCAATCTTGAAAACGACTTACTTTCTCTTTGTATGGTATGTCTAATTGCAGACTGTAAATGAGAAGCGTGTTTTTTTCCTATCGCTCTTTCTAATTGTGTATTGGTTTTTAGCTTCATAATAGGTGCAATTTAAAGCAGCCTTATAGCTAAAAATAGGACAGAAAAAAACCACTCAATTTTGAGTGGTTTTTATATATTTTATTTGATAGAATTTTCTAATAATAATTTTCTTCTACTGTAATAGATGCAGAACGATTATCTGGAGAAAAATCAATGGGAGTTTCTTTTTTAATAAATGTAATAAGCCTTATATCAACTCCTTTATGCTTTAAAAAATAATGGGTTTCATTGCCTTCTAAAACTGCATGAAATTTATTTAAATTTTCTCTGGACTGATCATCAATATTAAAGTCTGGTAAATATTCTTTTATTCTGGATACAAACAAATTTATTTTCTTCTTCTGAAATTCATTGGTTTGTTCAAAAATGTAACTTTGGAGTTTTCTAGTATGAAGATTTTCTAGCATAGAAATATCTATATATGTTGCTTCATCAAGCCAAAAATTCTGCGTGTTTTCCATACTCAAATTTACGGAATTAATTTCTAATGAGAATCCATCTTCTAGATCTGGCATAAAATTTTCAAAAGGAGGTGCTTCAATATTAACTGTTGGTGTTGTGGCTAAAAAATCTGTTGTGCTAAAGATTGCTAATACTAACAATAGTTTAAATAGGTTTTTCATGATAAATGGTTTAATTTTTTAATTAGTTCAAATATTGTATTTTAACAATTGTTTAAATAGGACAGATTTAAATTACACCCATTTATCACCATCTACAACCAAGCTAAATTTAGGATTTAAAACAAACTCGCAACGATAACCATATAAATAGTGTGTTGTTACAGGGCCTACTTTTGTAAGTGAAACCTGTAATAAATCGAAAATACCATACCAGTTATTTTTAACGCCATCTATAAAAGGAGTTGCAGAAAACTCTTTTAATTTTCTAACTACTTCTAAAGCAATTACTAAATTGTTGTTTAAAACTTGGTTTTGTGCAGCTTCATCTAAAACATCAGAAGTATCTACATCCTGCATTCCTAAAATATTAAATGCGTTGGTAAAATTTAATAAAGGAGAACTTTCTGAAACAGCAGGTTGCACATCTGGACCTTCATACGTCATTAATGGAAAAACGGTGTCTGGTCTTACATCTCCATCAAACTCAGCAAAATTCCAACGATAATTTGTTTTAATATCTACATGAGAATCTCCTAATTCTTTTAGCTTGGCAATAATATCATTAAATGTAATTTGGCTCATTATTTCTGGTCTTTTGGCAGGTTAGACAATGCCATTTCATACCCATCTAAAAAGGTGTATAAATTGGTTTTAAATGTTTTGTGATAATCTCCAAAAACCTTATTAGAGAAACTTAAAATAACATCAGAGAAACCAGAAGATTGTGGTATCTCTGATATTTGTTTCGTTTCTTCTTTTTGTTTTGGAAATATATGTTTGTATTTTTTGTTACTAGAAATTGCATCTCTACAACCTTTGTAACTTAATAGTGCAGCAAATAAATACTTGGTTTTAACATTTTCTGTTTTAGCAACCATTTCTTCTAACAAGTCTTTGTTAAAGATGGGTCTTACTTTATTTTTAGAGTTAATATACAGTACTGCAAATAGATACTGCAAGTAACTTTCTCCGAAATTAGCCTCTTTATTATTTACATTTCTTAAATAACCAAGATATAAATCTTCACAAACAGAAAACTCTCCAATTGTGAAATTTGTTAATCTATCTGCAGGAGCAAAATATTTTTTGCTTTTTATTTTCACAACAGGTATAAACCTGGTTAAATCTTGTTTTTTATAAAAAAAATAAAAGTGTTTTTTAATTTCTGATACTTGCCTTACTTTAAAAAGCAGTATTATTTTTTTAAGGATTTTAAATTTAAACCATTTGTAATTTACAAATACTTTAAAAAGCTTATAGTCTAGTAATTTTGTGTTCTGTTTAGAAAACAATAACAAACTTATTTTTATCAGTTGATTATTTGATAAACTATTCCAGGAAGTAGGTATTTTAAAAACTAAGTTTTGCATTTGTTAGTCGTGTTATTTTTTAAATTTAAAGACTAGATAAATTATAAGGATAAAAAAATAGAAGATGCAATTGCAATAAATATACCTTTGTATTGAACAGTATCTGAAATAGAGGATGCTGTTTCCTTTATTTTTGATTTGTCTATACTATTTTCTGATGATTCTATTTTATTTGAAACTAAAGAATCTTTTTTTTTATTCTTTACTGATTTGATTGTGATGCTTTTTACATTTTGAAATTTTTGTTGATGGCCATTTGCATCTGTGATGGTGGTTGGTTTTTTTGGATCTGCTGTTAATAATACTATTTCTTTAGAATTTAAATCCACTTGTGAAAGTTGAAAAGTATTTTCTTTTTTTTCATTCTTTACAGACGTAACATCTAACTGATTATTTTTTGTTTGTTGCGTAGATTTACAACCAATTAATAAAACAATTAACACAATCTGTAAATAATTTTTCATCAACTTATAGATTTATTTTTTCAAACCAATATTAATTTCATCAACACAAATTGATCTTAGCCATTCACCAACATTAAAGCCAGGACAATCTTTTTTAGATACTTCATTATGGCCTATAACTTTAATATTAGGATGCCTTAAAATCATAAATAAAACATATAATTGTAAAGATCTATGTTGCTCAAAAGTTCTGGTATCTTTTGACTTTTTAATATCATTTTTTTCAGTTCCGCCTACATAAACAACATGCGCTGAATTACCATTAAAACCATGTGCACCATTAGAAATTTCCCAAGGATCTATTGTATCATCTTGATTATAATCAATCAAATTTTCTAGACCACCATTTAAATGTATTATATCTCTATAACCTACCCTAGACCAACCACGCTCAACTAAATGCCATTGTTCAATATCTTCTTTTGTAACTTCTCTACCTTCTGGTGTAGCAGTGCAATGAATTATTAAGTATTTTAATTTTGACATAATTAAATTTTTATTTTTTCCTTTCTTTTCGTTTTTAATTTTTAAAAAGTACAATCTAATTTGAAGAATTAAAAGAATTATTGCTCCCGCAAATAAAAGAAGGCTTTTTAAGCTCTCTAAATCCATAGCTATGTATGAACCGGTAAAAGCATAAGCGAAAATATTTAATAAAAAAGTTTTTGTATTTTCCAATTTGTTTAAATTTTATTTGTTTTATTCTTTTTAAGAAACTTTCCATTTTATCTATCGCAATTTTTACAAAAATTTCATAAAAAGAAGTTGCTAATAAATAGGTAATTAAATATTTTATTACACATTCAGCTTTGCATTCATTGGCAAAATAAAAGATCACAGAAAAAATAATAGAAGAAAGAAGTACTTTATAAACAGCTTTAATTTTTATAAAATCTGTTGTGTATTTAACAATGTAAATTCCCGAAAGAATTATTATTATAAAAAGTTTAAAATCTATGTAATTCATAAAAAAATGTTCCATTTTGTTAGTTTTTATTTTTAAGTAATTCAATTTCTGCTTTTAACTCTTGTATCGCTTTTATTAATAAAGGCACTATCTTAGAATAGTCTACACCTTGCATTTCTTCTGCATCTTTTTCCCCACTTACTGCTTGTGGTAAAACCTCTTGTAATTCGTGAGCCATTACACCGTAACTTCTGCTTTCGTCTACTTTCCATTTGTAATCATAAACAGGAATATTAGAAATCATTTCAAGACCGTTAAAATCTTTTAAATCTTCTTTTAACCTGTAATCAGAAGAAGTGTTGTAAGATGTTGCAGAACCTGTCACAGATATACTACCAACTTGTGTTCCTGCTTGTCTAAAAAGAACTAAGCTTCCTGTACTAGAATTTCTGTTAAATATTCCTGAAACGTTTCCTGACCTTGAAGCAGATATTAGTCCAATTTCTTTAACTGTAGCTCCGTTTACATTGTCGTCAGTTACTGTTTTACCAATTAAAACATCTCCACTAAATATCCCACCCGTAGCACTTACACTAGAAGCGAAGGTGGCTGCGCCTGTTGCATCAGAAGAACTAAATACTACTTGTGCTCTATCAACATCGTAGAGATAAAAACCCTGTGAATTAATACCAACTTGCCTTGTATTATATGTATCTCTTTCAAATCTTAAAACTTTACCGTTTTGAAAAGTTGCATCATTGTTTATATCTCCACCATTCCAATTTCCTGTAAAATCCGTTGCACTTACACTAGAAGCGAAGGTGGCTGAACCGTTACTTTCTATTTTAAACCTATTAACTCCGTTTTGTATTAAACTAAAAGTTTGACTAGCACCATTAAAACTAATTGAACTTGTGGTTAGGTCTGTAAAATATGTTGAGTTAAACCTAGTCCTAAAAATATTTCCTGTAGATTCTATTGTTCCTCCTGCACTTACACTAGAAGCGAAGGTGGCTGCGCCGTTTACTTGTAGTTTAGAACCGTTGTTTGTGCTACTTCCAATCATAATATTTCCACCGTAAGGATTAAGTGAAACATTTTTTACAGCGTTAGTGCTACTATAACCTTGTATTAAAGGAATATCCGCAGAATTATAACCTATACCTAATTTAACCGAAGGATTTGCAAGGCTAAAAACTGTATTTGCATTGCTTCCAAAATTAGAGACTTCTGTTATTGTAGCACCTCCATTTATTGTTGCCTTAGTTGCACTTACACTAGAAGCGAAGGTGGCTGATTGGTCGGAGTTTAATCTTAAGGCTTCTACATCTCCTGTTGAAAAATGTAAAGAAGGCAATTGTCCGTTTGGAGCATTTTGTTTATAATAAATTTTAGCTTGCCTAGAAGGTGTATCATTTTGACCTAAAAGAATAGCTCTTTCGTTTCCTACTCCTGACCCAATAACAACAGAAGTTAAATCTAAAAGAGTTATATCAGATAAAGTTGATGTTGTATTATTTACGCTTATTTTAGCATTAGCCCCACTAAACAACCCATCCGTTGCACTTACACTAGAAGCGAAGGTTTGAGCTACACTAAAGTTGTTATTTACATTAGTAAACGCTACATTAGACAAAGGAGCTTGATAGTTAGTGCCTGCAATAAAGTTTGCAGTATTTAACATTTTATACCAAGTACCAGCACCATTAATATCAGTACCTCTATTATAAACGTCACTACTATTTAATTTAGAAAATAACTGAAAATTATATCTTTGAGAAGAACTTAAATTCCCTTGCCAAGAAGGCATATTAAGTAATGCTGCATCTCCTGTACTTGGAACATTAGAATTAAGACCACTTAAAGCATAGAATCCTGCTTTATATATAGTATTGACATCAATAGCAGTACCTCCTGGACTCAACCATCTACTAGAATTACTTCCTTGAACAAAGTGGTCTGAATTTAAACCATTTAAGTTTCCAATAAAATTAGTTGCACTTACACTAGAAGCGAAGGTGGCTGCTCCTGACCCTTGAACATCACCTTTTAAGTAAGTATCTGTAATAATATCGTTTCCTATAGTAACCGTATTGCTACCGTTTCCTTTAGCAGAATAACCAATGACAATTTGGTTGCTTTCTCCATCTGCATTTGCTCTTGTATCTTGACCTATAAAAATAGAGTTTGACCCTGTTTCGTTTGCAGTTGTGCCATCTGCAATATTTCTTCCTGACCTATTTCCAACACCTATATTAGAGCTTCCTGTCGTAATTTTACTTAAACTTTGAACGCCTAAAGCTGTGTTTTCATTTCCTTCTGTATTAGAAAATAAAGCAGATGAACCTATGGATAAATTTTCATCACCACCTATATTTGAACGAAGTGAAGCATAACCTATTGATATATTTGTAAATCCTGTTGTATTAGAAAACATTGATGTATGCCCTAGAGATACATTGTTTACTCCTGTTGTGTTATTGGTTAAACTTTGATACCCTAAAGATGTATTTCTAGCTCCTGTTGTATTATCTATTCCAGAATCTTCACCAATAAAAGTATTATCTAAAGAATCATTTAAATCAAGTCTATTAGTCATTACAACAACATCTGTAAATGTTTTTTCACCTGCTATACTTTGGTTTCCTGTTAATTTAACGTTTTGGGCATCTAAAGCAGTAGCCCATAACAATGTAGCATAATCACTAAAATAATTACTTCTGGGCACATACTTTAACAAACCATCATTCCCTAAAACAGCAACACTATCTGCTTTTGTGCCTAATGTTACATCAATAAATTTTGGAGGATACGCTGTATCTTGTCCGAAGATTTTACTAATGTTTATTAGTAATAAAATTAAAATTATTTTGCTAATTTTTTCATTTTCTTTATTTTAAAAATTTCTATATTCTACTTTTTTATAACTCCCATCTTTAAAAAAACCCGCTAATGTTCCGAATGCATTTATATCTCCAGAAACATATTCTGCTGATTTTATGTGTATGGTGTCCGAAATTCGTCCGTTTGTAATAATTTCTGTTGCTGCTAATGTTGCTGTGGCATTACTTGGTTTTTTATGCCATGCAAATACTGCACCCGAAGCAATTATTTCTTTTGCACTAATTCCTAAATTTGTTAAGGCGTTGGTTTTTTGGGTAGTTGATAGGTTTTGGCTGTTAATATCAAATCTTAGTCTGTTTGCTAAGGCAGTTAAAATACCTGTAATATCTTGATCGTTTTCAGATATTAAATCAAACAACTCTAGTAAAGTGTCAAATGCATCACCTGCTCCTCCTAAAATTTTATTTTCTAATAAATCTAGCTTATCATCTACATCTGTAATGTTTTCTTTTGCATTGATAAGATTTAAAATAGTTTGTGTAAAATCTACATTAGATCCTTTTATTAATAAAGACCATTTACCTTCAGTAAATTCTGTTGCAAAATCTATCGTTGTAAAAGGTATCGGTGTATTTAGCTTGTAAAGGTTATTGTCTTTTACTCTAAAATGTGCTACATCTGCATTTGTAATATTCTCTGCTAACCATATTTTTAAATCTACTAATGCAGTAGCAGAAGCTTGTGCAGCTTCTTCTTGATGTGTAACATTATTTGCAGAAAGTATCAGTGTCATATTTCAAATATATTTTAGTTAATGGTTTTTAAATAGGACAGATTAAATTGCAACAACTCCTTTACCATTAATAAATGGAGTTGCTCTTGTAACTGTTAATTCTGTGTAACTAAACAATATTGGGTTTTCTTTAATCGTTTTTAAAGCTGTTTTTAAAAACTCTTTTGCTTCATTCTTTTTTTCTTTTCGCTGTTTTATTAAGTGCGTAGAAATTTCTTTTGCATTGGTAAAGTTTCTCTCATAATCTAAAATGTCGAAACGTAATTCGAAACCATTAGAAGATTGATAAAACAAACCGGATCCTAAATTTTTTGAAACTGTATATAATACTGCTGCTTTAGAAACTAGGTTTTTTACTTCTGTAAAAATTGGATCTACGCTTATAGAAGTTTTTAATTCTTTTAAAGTTGCAAGGGTTACACCAGGAATTAAATATTGCTGTTCTACTATTTTTAATTCTGGAACCAAATGGATAAATGTTTGTCTGGAATTAAAAATGTTATAATGTTCTTGAAATTCTGCAGTATTGTTTACCAGTACATCTTTAAACTTTGTGTACTGCTCTGATGTTTTCCATGAAGTAAACTTGTCTTCGTTTTTATCGAAGAGCGCCAAAACATTATCAATTGCTTTGTAACCTTTCTTTTTATACAAACGCAATGCATCTCGTTTATCTACTTTTTCTGCGGGTTCTTGGTCTTTCGGTGTTAGAACAGAAATGCCTCCTTTTGTAATTTGAAGACCACCTACAGCCATGTAATTAAATAAAGCTAAATTGATTTCTGCTTTTTTAATAAACTCGATTGCTTGTTTTACAATTACGTCTAAACCTGTATAAGCATCTAAAATTGCATATTCTTCTAAAGAAATAGCTTTTGCAATTTGGTTGTCTGCTACGTCTGAAAGTTCTGGAGATAACAAAGCATAAGTAAAAGAGGAACTTACTTTTGCATATTTTTGGATGTCTGTAATGTCTTTGGTTATCATATGTTTGCAGTTTTTTTAGTGCCAGTTGGATTTACATCTAGTGTGGTAATTTGAGTATTTTGAAAAGCACCTACTAAAGTTTCATCCCAACCATTATATTGTTGAATGAATTCAAAGGGAGATAAATAATATTCTCTTTTAGGAATTGCTCTTGCAGACAGAATATCCCAAGCAACTCTTTTATCAGAACCAGAACCTGCACCAATTCCTCCAACTTGGCCAGAAGAAATAATACAACCATCTACAGAAATTGCAGAAAGTATTTCATCATTTGCAACAACGCCGTCTGGCAAAAAGGCACCGTCTTTTAATTTATCATCTATAGCAGTAATTTTTAAACCAGGTATTTCTTTTCCTTCAATATCTCTATAAATCATGGACCAAATAGACTTCCCAGTATTTTTAGTATCTCTTAAACTGGTGTCTATAAAATCTACAAACTCTTTTCTTACTTTTTCTTTTTCATCTACAGAAAAATCATCCCAGGCATCTTCATATTTTGATATAAAATAATCGTTGTCTACTTCTATGTGATATTTTATTGTAGATTGATTTTCAAACAACGCTTTTTTAAATTCTGGTATTGAATTGGAAACGTGGATCCATTTACTGTAATATGCCGAATGCCAAGGTGCAACTGGATAGTAATTTTCATCTAACATAGGATAATGAACAGGTCTTATAAACCTGGTTATCTTATATTTTTTACAGTACTCTTTTACTGTTTCTGAAGACCACGCAGGATTTATATATCTAACAGGTTTTGCAAAAGTGCCTTCTGTTAAATCTGCTTTTTTATGCCACTTTGTAGAAATCCAAACATTTTTTATAACGCCTGTTTTTTCATCCATTAACTCAAATCTACATTGTGCAGATTTTTGTCTGTAAATTTCATTAATAGCATTGTAGTCATTAGAAGTAACATATTCTGGAAAAGCAATTGCAAAGTATTCTAAATCGGCAATACTTTCTTTAAAGAAAGTTTTCATCTGATTGCTCTTAAAAAAAGCATTAATCTTAGGGTGTTGTAAAAAAGATTGTTGAACTAGCTTTCTTTTTGTGTCTCCGTTTTTTTCTTCTTCGTATTTTTCTTTAAAAAGAATGAAACCGCCTCCGTAATGATTATCTCTAACAGCATTTAAACCAGAAGTTGCAGCTCCGTTTTTTCTAACATCTGCTAAAAGTTCTTGAGGAAATTTATTACTTGTACCCCAAGCAGCTATTTTGTTTTGCTCTTTGTCTTCTGTAAATAATATTACTTCTGTAGGTTTAGCAGTGTCTTTTTTTGTTGAAGAACTTTTATTATTAACCTGTAAGACAGCTTGACCATCTCCAACAACACCTATATAATTATTGTTAAATGTTTTTTTCTTTGTCATTATGGTAAAACTTTCTTTGCGTTAATACTATCAATAAGCCTTAAATGGATTTTTTTAATTTCTCCGTTAGCTAATTCAATGTTTCGAGTACGGTTGTTAAAATGATTAGGATTTCTTTTACTTCTAACTTCAGTAGATGCAGCTTTAATTTGACCTCTTAAAGTTCTTTCCTGCTTTTCCCAAGCAAGTAATTTTACATTTCTGTAAATTTTTAAAACACCACCTTTTTTAGAATTTTTGTTTAATGAATAAACATCAGCATCAAAAGGAACAGAGTTTCCTCTTTTATCTTTTTGATTAATGATTGCTAAACATTCAGAAAAACCAACTGTACTCATAAGGCTAAAGTATTGCCATGTACAATTTTAAAATAGGACATATTTAAATCTATAGAATTTCTTTAAAAACTCTACTTTCTTTTAAAAAATGCAGTAGGAATACTTTAAAACATGAAAAAAGGTGTGGTTTTTAATGTGAATTCTCATTTATTTTTAGTTAAAATTCTGATAAACAAATTATTAACCTTTAAAATTTAGCTTAAATTATTGTTTTTTAAACAGAAACTCACGCCGACACCTTTGAATTTTGACAATTGTTATTTAATAAAAATAAGGATATATGAAAATTACTTCTTGGATTGGTACAGATCCCAGTTCTCCTTGTCTTTTTTCAAAAGAGATTTAAACAAGTCATAGATTGGTATGTCAAATGCATCTGAGTAGTGCGTTGTATGCTGTTGCTTTAAAGATTTGTTCTTCTCATCTTTCTTTAGCTTTTCAATACCATTTCTTCCTTCAGTAGCTTCGGCTCTTTCTAATGAGATTATTAAGTCCGGACAATTGTATTCGTTAATAGTTATATTCTTGTATCTTGATGCAGATGACTTAAACATTAGATTAATCAACGCATACTTTGCATTGTGTGGAGCTGCAGGTTTACCTTTAGATTTATCAATAACAGTCCAGCCTCTTGCTTTTAGTAGACGTTTAACTTCATCTCCATAGGTTTCATTCTTTCTGTCTGGCTTAATCTTATTACCATCATGGCCATAATAAAGATGCACTTTCTTATTCTTTAAAGGGGCATAGTAATCACAGAACTTCTCTATTAAATCATCTATAATATCCGGCTGTTGTGTGTGGAAACCTTTTAAGTTTCTATACTCTTTCGCTAGATTTTGAGATACAACAGCACATAGAAATAAACCCCAGTCAATAGATAGTATCAACGGTTTATCCCTTACAATATCATTATCTTGCTTACATGTTAAGTCTTTAAGTGAATAGCATTTTATTAATTCTTCTTGATATTCCTTGTCATAATCAGTATAAATATTCTCCTGGTTAAATTGTGGATAGAATCCGTTTAGGATCTCTTTAGGTCTTATGTTTAAGATCTCTGCATTATATATTAATTCAGAAGGACATTCATCAAACATTTCATCAAACCAATCTGCTCTTAGATTTAATTTATTAACTAATGCAGATGCTTTTAAGAATAAATATATCTCTGGATTTTTTACTTCCTTATTCTTAATCTTATCATTCATGTCCGTAAACCATTTCCCTTTTTTAGATAGTGGAGTAGAAGAAGCATAAATTTCACAACCTAATAAAGAAGCTTTTGGAAAACGTTCTGACTTAGCTCTATTGGTAGTTTTAACATTGTAGTATAATTTCTCTGGATCAAACAATGCAGCCTCATCTCCAAGAACACCAAATAGATTAAAACCACGTCCACTATTGGCTGTATCTAAAGAAATAAGATGAAATATTGCACCATTACTAAAATGGATAACATTGTTCCATTTATCTGGAGTTTCAAAAGGCATTTCAAAACCATATTTTTCTCCACTTTTTCCAACTACATAATCTACATTTTCATAGATTCCTAAAACAGCTAAACCTTTCTTGGTACTTGGTAATGTTCTTGCTAGTATTTGTTGATAAGAAGAACCAACCAAACCAAATGCAGCACCAGGCATTTGCTTTACCATTTTCTTCATAAAAAAAGCCAACATAAAACTCTTACCGGTTCCACGACCCCATTCTAAATAGATTTTTTTAAAACCACCAATTGTAACAGCAAAGAATGCCATTAACTGAATACCGTTTAAAACAATCCGCCTGTAAATTTTATTAGATTTACTACTCATTTTATTGAATTTCTTCATGAGGAATATCCTCTATTTCTAAATTATTAAAGTCTATTTCACCTTTTTTAAACTGCTCTTTAATTGCTTCTAAAACAATAGCCGGTACAGAATAATGATCTGGTTTATCTTCTAATTTAGCAGGGTTAAAGTTGATAGCATCTATTCTATCAATCTCCATATATTTTTCCATTTTGGTAAGTGCTGCAGATGCTGCAAGTGGGTTTTTCTGTTTTATAGCCATTAAAAAAACCTTGTGGGCATATTCTTGTAGAATTACTAAAGAAGCTTGTCTATCCGCCTTATGAACATCACCAAACAAACGCAAGGCATTAGACATGTCTTTATAAGCTTGAGATTCTGATATTTCAATTTCTTTTTGCTTATAAAGATCTATATAGGCATTAATTGCCTGCAGTCTAGAATGGAATTTTAAACGTAAACTAAAGAGCGTTAACCATCGTTCGCGCTTTTGTTCTTGCTTTGGAGTTAAAGTTACTTTACCAGGAGTTTTATAATATGCCCAGACTTTATCAAAAGTGGTATCGTTAAGAGTTATTCTAGGAAGTGAATTTGACATTGTATCATTTTTATCTGTGTAAAAATGACAATTGTTAATTCTTTATAATAGGACATATTTAAATTACACTGATGTATTAGATATTTCCTCCAAACACCAAACAAAACTGATATAAACAGTTTCTTCTTTACCTTCAGAAGTAGAACTTTGTTTCAATGGTTTGTATCCAAGAGTAGTTAGAATATCAAACAAATCATAATCATCAATAGAATCTTCTGGAAATACATTAAAAAGCAAGGATAATAAAGCAGAAGAAGATAGTTTATGAGTTGCGTGTTCTAAAGTAGATGATTTAAAATTACTTCTAAGAAATGCAGTTACTTGTGGTTTAGTGTCAATCATGATAAGAAAGTTTTAAATACCCACGTAAGGTTGCGAAACATTAACCAAACAAGGAAAATACAGGCAAAAGCCTGTACTTACGTGGGATGTACTTTCCTCCTTGTTTTTAATAAAAAATGTTTCGCATTGTAAAGATAAAAAAAAGCTCCTTATTAAGGAGCTTTTTTATTAATCTATATCAGGAATATAAGATTTACCATTTATTTTTATTTGAATAGAATTATCTAGTTTAAACATTCTGTCAATAGTTACTTGACAATATCTAGGTTCTAATTCTATTAGATATGCATTTCTTTCTAATTGATGGCTAGCAACCATTGTTGAACCAGAACCACCAAAACCATCTGCAACAATATCTCCAATCTTACTACTGTTATTAATTTGATAAGAAATTAAAGGAATTGGTTTCATTGTTGGATGTTCTGCATTTCTAAAAGGTCTGTCAAACTCTAAAACTGTTGTTTGTTTTCTGTCTGTGTACCAATTATGCGCTGCTCCTGGTTTCCATCCATATAAACAAGGCTCATGGATCCAGTGGTAATCTTGTCTAGACATTACTAGAGAATTCTTTTTCCATATTAACGTCTGTTTATATAGAATACCTGCAGCAATCATTGCTTTCATAAAATTAATAGTTTCTGAAGTAGCAAACCAAACATAAAAACCACCTCCTGGTTTAGTAAAAGAACCAATTGCAGTAAAAAAATCATATAAAAATTGATAAAAAGAATCATTATCCATTTTGTCATTTTGTATTTTTAGTTTTGCTTTTGTTTTACCTTCATAATTTACATTATAAGGAGGATCTGTATTTACTAAATCAATTTCTTTGCCATCTAATAATTTACTCCAACTATCAACTTCAGTAGAAGAACCACATAAAAGCCTATGTTCTAAATTGTCTTTTGTAAATGTTATTATATCACCTTCAATAACATCAATTTTTAAGTTTTCTGGCTCCTGATAATCATCTTCAACAGCTTCTAAAATCTTTGGCATTTCTTGCACATCGGCAGGTAACTCATAATTTTCGATATCTAAACCTAAAGACAATAAATCAATATCATCAAAAGCTTCATCTAGTTTTTCAATATCCCAAAAACCAACAGGAACATTCGAAATAATATTGTATTCCTTAAACTCTTCTTTTGTTAATTGTCTGTTTGGTAGTCTTACATCAATAATATCTTCTCCTCTTCCTAAATCAATCAAAGCTTTAATTCTTTGATGCCCTGCAATAATTATTCTGTCTTTATTTACTGCAGGGATTTCGGCAACATTGTATTTCTCAATACTTTTTTTTAGTTTTTCTAATCTTTCCGGAGTAATTTTTCGAGGATTATATTCACAAGGAATTAACTCGTTTACTTTCATTTTTTGAGTGGTCCACTCTAATGGTTGCGAATCATTTTTCATTATCTCTTAAGTTTATTAATTTAATTTTATCCTGGTTTAATTGCATTAGTTTAGCGGTGCATTTTGCTAAATCACGTTCGTATTTTATAACAAACTTTTTAGCAATGGCAGCCTCTAAATTTTTGGTTAATATTTTGTGTCTCGTGGTTTGTCTGGTAATAGAACCACGAACAGAGTTTAGTTTTTTATAAACGTCTACTCCAGTTATATTTTCAAAAGTCTTTTCTTGAAGAATAACAACTTCTTTAGTTTCTAAGTAGTGATCTATAATTTGCCAAGTTTTATCAATAGCATCAAACAATGTTTCTATTTTTAGGCAGATTACTCTTGCTTTTTCAATATCTAAATCAGTTTGTGGCTTTGTCTTAGGTTTGGCATCCCTGTCTAAAATAACGTTGCCAAATTGGTCTTTAACTGCGTTTATTTCATTCAACTGCATTTTTAAACTGCAGTAAGTAGTGTAGTCAAATTTTTGACGAATATAGAAAGGGTGCAATTCTATTGGTAATTGATTAATTAATAATTTTCTAAAGAATTTATTCTCTGTAGGTTTACTTTTTGGTGATGCATCAATATTTATTTGAATAATTCTTTTAAGTGTTTTGGGTATCGCAGAATTTTCAGCAATTCCAATTGTTGGGGTAAGATTTTTCTGAAGCTCATATTTAAGCTTCATTCTGTTTTGAGGGGTTTCTTTTCTAGAAAAAACGGTTGCTAGGTTTTTATTGTGTTTTGGAAGAGAACTATATAAAGCAACACCCTCTTTATAATTACAACCATTATTAAACCAATCATTAACTGTCATCTGGCTAAATAAAGAAATAACAATTGTTAAAATTAGGACAGAAAAAAACCACTCAATAAAGAGTGGTTTTTCAACAAATTCAAATTCAAAAAAATAATTATGAAAAGTAATTATGCTGTTGGTTGCATTGTAATTGTACCTGTATAAAAAGGTGCAGCAACATGATTTTTATCTCTTATAACAAACATAGTTGTATTTTCTCCTTCGTATTCTGGAGCAACTTTTGCGTTTGCTTCTATAATTTCTGCAGCATATTTAGAGTGGCCTAATTGTCTGTAACTTCCAGAACCTGCTTCTCTAGCTAAAACAATTAATCTTTCGTTTTTATACAAACGTAAAGCACCAATTACTGCTGCATCAGAACCTTTAACAATTACATTAAGTTTGTTCTCATGCACTTTTGCATCTCCAATTAACGGAGATTCTAAACCGTTTTTATCTTGAATTGCAGTAATTCTAGCAAATCCAAATCCTACAGTAAAAGCATGATCTCCTGCAATTGTTGCTGCTTCAATAGCTGATGTTGCTAAAACACCATCTCCTTCAATACCAGGTACATCTTGGATGGTTGCAAAATCGCTAAAACGAGCAATTAATATATCTATATGAGAAAAACCACCAGAAGCTTCTAGTATTGCTCCTCCAATTTCTTCTACTTTTATCGTATGTTTTGCCATTGGTTTTTATTTTAAACGTTTAATGAAACAAGAATTACCAACAATAAGAAACTCCATTGCATCTTTGTTTTGCAGTAATTCTTCTTGAGTGTACACATCATCTAAAACTTTTAAGGTTTTAGGAGTTAAATCTGATAAACCATAAGTTTTACCTTCATGAGTAAAAGCAGTGGCTAATTCTTTTGTTTTAGCTTCTACAACTGCTTCATCTACTAACTTAGATTTTGCAGAATCTGCAATTGCTTCTTCTAACTGAGCAACATTTAATCCCTCAGTAGCTATACCAAGAGATTCTGCTGTTACTATTAATTCATCTTTTTTTGCCATGATCTATATCTTATACGGTTGGTAAATTCTGAGATGCATAATACAAGGCATTTAATGCATTGTCTTGTAAACCTGCGGGTGTTACACCATCAAAGTTTGCAACAAAAATAACTTCATTAATTGCAAAGTCATAACCTAAAGAAAACTCAACAAAGATTTTTAAATCATAATCTTGCACTTGAGTGTCAGTAATTGTAGCAGGATTGTCAATTACATCAATTAACTTCAACATATTTTCTTCATGAGTACAAAAAACTACATTATCATTTAAATCTGAAATTCCTACAATAGGCATTTTATGAGTTTCAGTTTGTGTAGTTCTAGATTCGTTGTAATTAGTATGATCTCCATACTTTTCTATAATTGCATCTGCATACATTAAAGCAACATTATCAGATACAAAAATTTGCTTCAATTTTTTTCTACTCTTTTTAGGAAGAGATCTTTCATAAACTTTCATCTGATCTAAAACATTTACAGAAGTAATTGCAGCTAAAGGAATATGATAACAAGGGTTAACGGTATTAACCAAAACTAAAGACAGTAATTTGTTAAATCCGTTTATTGAGTACCCAAAGTTACCATCTGCAGTACCACCACTTCTATCTCCAATAATCGATAAATCTGAAACATCATCAATAATTTTTTCTAAAAGCTCTTCAATAATTACTTTTGCAATTGGTTGCTCTTCTGGAGTCTTCCCTTCAATTTTTAGATCACTTAACCAAGAACCATAAATCTCATCTACTTTAATAGGTAAGTTTACTTTTTGGCGGAAGTTTTCTAAAGCCTTAGCTCTAAATTGCATTTCTCCAAGAGCTTGCCATTCAGATTTAAAACCCTGTACCACTCGAGTCATCACTTTATGAAACTGCGGATACTTCCCTTTTACTTTTGATAACTTTTTACAGTACTTATCAATTTCTATTTCACCTGCATAAACGCCTGTAGAAATAACTGATTTATTTTGTGCTACGTATTCATCTAATTCAGATTTAATACTTGCTACGGTCATTGTTGCCATGTTATATAAAATTTAATTGTTTAATAATTTATTTGCTTCCTCATTATGAGCGTACACTTTTTGTTCAGCAGCACCATCAATTACATCATCTCCTCCATTAGGAACACCGGTTTTTCCGCCACCAGATTTACCTGCAAATTCTTTGCGTTGGTTTTCTAAAAGTGTCACTTTTTCTGAAACACTCATTTCTGGAGTAAACTTAATTTCTGCTCCTGTTAAGGCTGCATCTATTGTAGTATTTGCAGCAGCTACATTTGTATTTGCTGTGTCTCTTTCTGCAGTAATGTTGGTTACATTAGTATTTGCAGTTGTTAAAGCTGCTTCTACTGTAACTACTTCTGCTTCTTGTAAAAAAACACCTTCATCAGTTGATTGAAAAGGAGTTTCATAACCTAAAGCATTTTGAATGCTAGGTGCTTTAATTTCTTTACTCATATTATTGGAATTATTGTTAGTATTTGAAGAAGTACTTGCTAATGCAAATACTTTATCGATTGCAGTTTGTAGTGTACCTATCTCATCAATTAAACCATTGTCTAAAGATTGTTGTGCTTTATAAACACCACCAGTTAAAACCGAATCTTTAATATTAGGTCTAGAACCTTTCACATCTTTATGAAACTCATCTGTAATTGGATCTAATTGATTTTTGATATATCCTTCTGGATTACCTTTTAAAAGTTCTTCGTAATCTTTATTCTTATCTGTAGATTTGGTAGCATACTCAGAAATTAATTTAGCACCTTTCTTTTCATAATAACCTGTCATATCTAAAAAAGAAACCATAGTTCCTATAGAACCAATTGCATCAACTCTTTTATTTGCTATTATATGATCTGCTGCACAACCTATGTAATAAGCTGCAGAACACATTAAACCATCTGTATATGCTACAACTGGTTTGGAAAAATTTTTAATAAAATCATGAAATTCTGGTGTTCCAGAAACTTGCCCTCCTCCAGAATCGATGTCTAATACAATTCCTTTACAGTTTGGGTCTGATTGATAAGAAGCTATTAAAGATTGCTTAGACTTAGTTCCTCTAGGACCACAACTTTGATTATACTTATAAATAGGATTTTTTAAGGAAACTATTAAAACATAACTTTCGTTACTACTATTAGAATTTTGATTAGAATTAGAAACATTAACACTAGAAGCTGAAATTTTTAAATGTTCTTTAGATTCTTTTTTATTAAAATCTAGAGTGTTACCATTTAAAATGGTAATTAAAGAAGGCATTAAAGAAGAAGCATACGCTTTTTCTATAAACCATTTTCCACTTAATAAAGAATGTAAATTATTAATACTCATCTGTAAAATGCTTTTTGCACCTTACAAACATATTTTAATAAGTAGTTTTTAAATAGGACAGTTTTACACAGGTATCTTAAACCTTTGCTAATACTGGTTTTTGTGGAGTTTCACCAATTATAGAACAAATATACTTGCTAGTAGTTTCAATCTTTTTAGCATGTTGAATACTATAATTAAAGGTTAAAGGAAATTCTAGAGAACCATATATTAAAAAACTCTTATTATTCGTGTACGCTTTTATAATAATATTTTCCTCCTGGTAATCTTGCAGTAAATTATCTACAGCAACATCTAAATACATAACTTCAAAACCACCTTTTATAGTATATAAAATTCCTCCTGCAGTCTTTTTAGGAGTACCAATTAAATTAATAGTTTCTCCAACCGGAGTAATTATAGCATCGTTAGTTTGGTTTGTATTATATGTAAAATCTGATGTATTTTGATTTGTTAATACAACCGGGCAGTTTAAAATATCTTTTACACGAATAATTTCTAGAGATTGAAAACCTCCATACTCTTCTTTTTTGGTCTGTGAAATTATTACCATATTGGATAAATATTTATTTTAAGCTAAACTATCTAAATTAAACCTTTGCTGTTAAAGACTTAATTAGTGCCTGTTTTAATTGAGTTATTTTTATATCTAAATTTAGTTTCTTTTTCAATGGCTCTTTGAACCAATTTATAAACATAATCTAAACTTAAATCTGATTCAGAAATAGAATAGAATGTGTAAAAATTATGAATGCTTTTCATAATGTTACCATGTTTTTCGATACGATTATTAATTAAGATATGATCAACTAATAATTCTTTGAAAAGCTTTTCTATTTTCTTTTGAAAATTTGGGATCTTAGTATAATCGACAAAATGACCATGTTTTTTACATATTTCATACGGAATCTTTAAAGTAAAAAAATTGCAGTCAATAATTTTTTCTGGCTTAGAATAATTACTAGATAAAATTTCTATAGCCTCTAAACCTAACAAACTCCATTTTGTAGCCTTATGATAAGTACCATATTTTTTAGTCAAAAAACTAACTAAATAAGGTTTTATTGGAATTTTTACAATTAACGGTTTTCGATCTATAATTATTTTAACACCCATTCTCAAATATAATTATTTTTTGAGCATTTTTGTCGTTATTACATAATTGTTTCCGTTGAAAGTATGTGTTTTTTCAACAGTCTTTTCAACAATTTTAAAGGATGCTTTTTTGCTTTTAAGATCTGCAATTTCTTTTTCTACAGAAGAAGCCCCATCAACATTTACAACCTTCCAATAATTAACAACTCCGTTTTTAGTTTTTTTGGTACCTACTACTTTTAATATAACCTCCATGAATTCTAATTTTTGATAAAAATAAATTTATAGGACCATTCTAAATAGGACAGAATTAAAAAAACTAAGAAAAATAAAATTTTAAAACTGCTCAAAGGCAACAAAAAACTGTAATTCTGTAATTTTTTCAGAAAGTATTAGGTAACTATTTGAAAATTAAAATATTATAGATTACAAAATAGGGGTTTCTTTTTTGTAATTACTGCTTTTTGGTTTTGTAATTTTTGTAATCGAGGAAAATAGTTGTAATTTAATTACAGTTTTTTTGTAATCTTAAAATATTAATTACAAAAATAAAAATAAAACTGTAATGCTCTAATCCTCCAATATTCAGCACTTTAAACCTATAATTTGTTAAAAATTACAAAATTACAGTTTTTTTCTATTTATATTTTTTTGGGGTTTGGGGTAAAAGTCCGATATTTCGGAATCTAAATACTCCAGTGAAAACCAAAAAAAAAGAGCAGCAGAAGTACAACTCTTTTTAAATTGAAATAAATTAGTTACTTAAAACACGTAACAAACCTTATAGAATAACGTTGGCAAAAAAAAAGCAACACCTGAAATATGCTGATTTTTAGGTCAATTTTTATTAAAGTTGTAGTTTATACGTGTTTTTGGAATATAACAGCAATAGAATTGTGTTTAAACAGTTGTTACCTGTAAGCTGAACAAAAAGAACATAAATGAAAATAAACGAATATTATATAAAGGCTAGATTGTTTCCGACAATTTTGACTTCAATTCCAATTCTCAGTTTGTATTTTTTTGGCTTCAGCGAAAAAATAATTGAGTTTATGACTTTTTTAGAAAGTTATAAGTGGGCTAGCGATATAACGCTTTCGATTGCCATAATTTATTTTCTCGTACAAATCAACAGACTAATTTCAAAAGAATTATTTCAAAATATATTTTTCAAAGAAGAACTACATATGCCAACTACAAATTTTCTGCTTAATTCGGATACCACTTTGGCGAAATCAATTAAATCTCAAATAGTTCAGAAAATAGCTACTGACTTTGATATTCAATTACTTGACTCAAATTCTGAAAACGAAAATGAAGAAGAAGCTAGAAAAATTATTTCAAGTGCTGTGGCACAAGTTAGAAATGTAACTAGAGATAATTCAATGCTACTTCAACACAATATAGAATATGGATTTGTAAGAAATTTGATTGGTGGTTGCGTTTTAGCTTCGTTAATTTCAATATTAAATATCTTTCTATTTCAATACACTTTCCCAAACCCTTTTGCGTTCAAACTTAATTTAGCCTTTTTAGGTGTTTTCATTTTACCGATCGTTTTGAGTAAGTTTCTAATTAACAGATATGGAAAGTATTACGCAAAAATTTTATTCGAACAATATTTAAAAAAATAAAGGAAATGGATTTTAGTATCGATATGCTATCGCTTGGCAATGCAGATTGCAATATAATATGGACAAAAGCAGAAAACGCTGACTTTGTAACAATAATTGATGGTGGTAACCCAAAAGACGCAAAAACAATTATTGAGCATTATGAAAGCTATATAAAACCACATATCTCTGACGATAGTCCAATATTAATAATTAATACCCATCCTCATTCCGACCATATCGGTGGCTTGGTAGATTTAGTTCATTATTTTAAAAATAAGATTGCTCGATTCTATTACAATGACCCAACAGACTACATTGAAGAAGCAAAAAGAATTGAAATAAAAAGCTTAAATGAATCATTTTTGTATTCGAACCAAAGAGTTAAAAAGCTTTTTGCCTCGTTACGACAGTCCGATGACCTAAGTGATATTCTAGCACAATATAAAATTTCCAAATTAGAAGCCTTTTCAGACAATAATCTAGACCATAATTTATTTGATTTTGTTGGTCCGTCAAAAGCATTTTATTTAGAGCAACTTGGATATTTTACAAACATTGACAATCTAAGAACTTCAGGTTCAAACATTCAACCTGAAAGCGATATTAATGAAGTACAAGAAGGATTAAATTCTTGCGATATAGTTGATGAAAAAAATGATGCTTCCGCAGAGAATTTGACATCAGTCTTGACAAAATTTATTGATTCCAGTAATCGAAAGTACTTATTTACAGCTGATGCTGGAGTTGATGCTTTTGAAGCAGCAGTGAGTAATGGATATGATATTAAAGATTTACATTTTTGCCAATTACCGCATCACGGAAGTAGAAGAAATGTAAGTACGAATTGGATTAGTAATTTCAATCCTAAACGATTTTGGGTTTCCGCAAATGGAAGCAAAAAACACCCTAGAAAAGCTGTTATCAGTTGTATAAAGAAAAACTTGCCTGACTGCAAAACATATAGTACTCATAAAACAGGAACTATACATATTAATTCTAAATCCAATGTTTTTCCAGAGCGAAATTGGAGCACAGCAGAAGAATTATAAAAAGCCAGCAGGTAACAATGTATATAAAAAATAGGCGAAACAGTAATAAAATATAGGCTTATGGCTCGTATCAAAGTTCGTGCTTATCCGAAATTTTCGGTGCTTAAAAATCGCCTACTTTTCATATACTAACCGTTAGCAAAAAGCGAAAACAAAATCACGAACAAAAAGAAAAAAACAAGAAATATGAAGTTAGAAAAGATATTAGACAAGCTCGGTTCTCTAGAAAAGAACTCTTTTATTAAAATAATTGACAATATCATCTCAAAAAACCCTAAAAACGCAAAGGAAATTGAGAAAACATTGAGTTCGTCTGACAAGAGTTTGAAAACAGTTGACAATCAAAATATTTCTAACATATTTGAATTAATATCTACAGAATTCATCGACCACATCAACTGCGAATTTCAAGAAGCTAATTCACAATTAGACATTCTAATTGACATTATTATTCGTGACGGAAATTGTATAATGCGACAAGATTGGTTTTCAAGATTGTATGAAAATGAAATGAAGAGCCTAAAAATCAAGATTAAAACACTTAACACTGAATTAGAAAATGATAAGTCCGAACTGAGTGATTCAAGGAAAAGAGATTATAAAATTTATAAGTCTTGTTTATCAGTCGCTTATACAAATGACATTACAAACAACCGAGAAGCCAAAATAACTTCTGACGAGTTATCTATCATTTTGAATTTATCCAAACAATTAGGTTTGTCTCAAGAAGAAATTAAGCTAATAAATTATTCTATCCTACCAGTTAAAAAAGTTGAAATACAAGATGTAATTAATAATCTCAAAAATCTTGGTATAGCCTTTTATTCAAAAAAAGAAAATACAATTTATGTCGCAGACGAAATGGTAAGGCTGTTAAGAAAAGTAAGACGAAAAGAAGTTGCCGACAAATTCTACCGAAGAACTTTGAAACTTCTTAGAGAACCAATAATCAACCAAATAGCTAAAAATCATAACATTGATAGAAAATTAAATACCTCTCAAAAAATTGAGAAAATAATAAAAGGAGGAATTTCCTTTACAGAGTTACTTTCAAATGACATCTATAAAGAAGGAATTACCCTAACTGAAAAGAAAAAAACGCTAAACGAACTTTGTGAAAAGAGTTTAAATATTCAAAATTTAAAGGGAAGTACATTAGAAGATAAAATTAGCAGCTTGATTGAATATTTTGAAAATGTAGAGAAAGACGAAAAGGTTGGTATTTCGCTTGACGGCTTCGACAAAATGCTAACCGAGTTAAATATTTCATTACCAAATCTAAATAAGGACTTGAAAGAGAGATTTGAATTACAAGACGAATATGTTTTAACAGCAGACTACCTATTAGATTACAATTTAAAACCCCGAGATATTTTAGATTTACTTGAGAAGTCTGACTTGACAAAATTCATAAAAGACAACGGAATAAAACAGCGAGGGGACGACACTTTAAATATTCTTGACCATTACAAAGATGTTGAAAACCTTTACCTAGAAAATTATGAAAATGTAGCTTACAGAAATCTGAATCTACTAAAGGAAAACGGAATCATAATAAAGGAAAGTGAGCTTGGACTTAAGTTTGAAGAATTAACTAAAATCATTTTTAAAGGTTTAGCATTTAATGTAGATGATAAGTTTAAAAATCAACTGAACACACAAAAGGATATGATGGATATTCTTTTGAATTTAGGCAAGAATGAAATTATTATTGTAGAATGCAAAACAAGTAAAGAAAAGGGCTACAACAAATTTAGTTCTGTTTCAAGACAACTTAAATCATATCAAAATTTAGCGTTAAAAAACAACTTGCGAATAGTTAAAATTTTACTTGTTGCTCCTGAATTTAGTGATGATTTTGTTTACGACTGCGAAATGGATACAGAAATGAATCTATCATTATTGACAGCTTCTACACTTTCCAAAATACACGAAGCATTTAAATCTTCAAAATACGAGGAATTTCCACATGTACTATTTAGAGATATAGTAATTAACGAAGAAAGAATTTTAAAGGCATTAAGCAAATAAAGCCAGTTGCTAACAATGTATATAAAAAATAGCGTAAGTCATCGCTAACACTAAGGCTTGAGCATTTTAGGAAGTCGCCAAATTTTTAAATTTGACAAATTCCTAAAAATAAAATAATTAGTAAAATTTAAAAATTCGGCTTGTGTATTATCCCAAAATCATCGCTTATTTTAAGCGCTACTTTTCATATACGAGACGTTATATACAAGCACTACTTATCGTATCCTAAACGAACTGCTGTGTTTCTCATAATGTCGCAAAGCTGTTCAGATAATTCAAAACGCCCTTTATTTATTTCAATAGATTTCATTATGTTGCCGTCAGCGTGTCGTTCTGTTGACGCCTTCCAATCAAAGAACATTTCTATTAAATCAAATAAATCAAAGCCATTTACACCGTTCTTGTAATGTTCGGGGTGGTGGCTATTATTTTGGTAATGATGGTCAAGGGCTACTTTCAAACCCTTCAAAAACTCTTTATATTCATCACTTCCGTAAGTACAGTCTTTTAACTTTGGCGTGTACTCATCAAACAATTCCTTTTCGGGGATTTCAAGTTTTGAATTATCGTGAACATTGGCACGTTTTATCAATTCACTTGCTCCTTCTGTTAATAGTTGGTTTACTCTTTTAATGTGCAGTAGAGTATCTGATTTGCTATCGTATTTCATAATTAAATTTTTACTAGTTAAACCGTGCCAGTATATAACACGGTATATATTTTATTTCGTTCCTCAACAAATCATATACAATTCGTTACCACATTCCTAATTCATAAATTCATAGTTTTTTAAATTTATGATGTATAAAAATTCTGCCTGCATCTAAAAAAATTTTTAAATCTTTCTGGTTTGTATGATCATCTAAAAAGTAGCATTTTGTTTCAATTTCATTATTAACCATACTTTTGATCCAGAAAGGCATGTTCTTTTTAATCTTGTAAACTGGTTTAAATTCATCATTTGGTAATTCTTTTATATAATCGATTTCTTTTAAATCAATTGCTGTAGCCATCACCAATTCTAATGAAATATTCGCTTTTTTTGATTCTTCCTGGATTACTTGGTTCATAGTTTTTATTTAAATGATGATTTAATAGAGAAGTTCATTATCTTCTAATGTGTCTGTAGGATTTGTTTCTTTGGTTTTTATATAAAAACATTCTTGAGATTTACCCTCTATATTTTTAATGATTCTTCCATTTTTAGCTCCTGCTTCTTTAGGATCTAAAACATAATTATTTAGCGTACAAAATGCCTTTACAGATTTTTTAAAGTTGTTAGAAGATTTTTTACCTCCAGATACTTTTTTATAATCGTCAAAAGCAGCAGTTCTAATAACATCAGTATCTAATCTGTATGTATCAGCATGGAAGTAAACACTGGCCCAATTTCTAAAAGCATCGCCCATTTCTGCCATTAAGTTTCGTTTGTTAACGTTATCCATAGGAGGATCTATTTTATCCGAACAAGACAGGTAAAATTGAACTGTTTGCGCGCAAAAAACATAGAAGTCTAAATATTCTGATTCCGTAAAATCATTAAATAAATCTTTACCATTAAAATCATCAGAAACACGCCTTGTTTGTCTGTACTCATTGTCTTTATTATGATGATAATAATCAGAATTTACAGTAAATAATATTCTTCGGGAGCTTGATGGATCTAAATTGTTTGGCGGAAAATTAGAAGTGCCACAAAGCTTTGGAGAATCTTCGAAATTAATTGTAAAACCAGAAGTTCCTTTCGGGTTTACTTTCATCTTACCGGTTATTTCTGAAAAGAATTGTTGGAAAGGAAAATACTGGTTCATGTCATCTATAAAAACATAATCTGTTTCTTTAGAAACGCCATCAAATAAGAAATCAGAATCCACCGCTTTTTTACTTCTTCCTGGTATAAAGAATTGTGCCTTCATTATTTTCTCTAAATAATCGTACATCAAAGATTTACCAGAACCACCATGACTTTCTCCTATGTCAGATAATTTATTATCAATTCCAAAAACAAACCAGGCTTTACTTTTCACTTTATATTTGTGTAGTAAATATCCTATAGCAAACAGCTTATTTATTAAATGTTGCTTTTGCTCTAAAATTTCATCTTCTTCTAAATTCGGTCCTGCTATATTAAATTGATTCTCTTTAAAATACGTTGCAGCTTCAGATACTTGACTTGGTTTAAAAGAACCTTCTAATTCTTTTTGCCAATGAATTCTAGAAGCATTAATTAAGTAGTTAAACCATTTATTGTCTTTCTTTAAAACCGTGATATCTAAATCTCCATCTAAATCTTCACCTATTTTAAAGTGTGGTTGTTTAAAAGCTGCTTCAAATTGTCTTTCTGTAGTTCTTTCTGGAAAATCGATTACTTTTTCATCAATAACCATTTTATCTACAACACCGTTTTTATGAATATTAATAACGTCTTTTCTAATTTCTACAACATTTTTTTTGAAAAACCAATATTGGGAGTTGGCATCACAATCCACAAAATCAACTTCAACAACTGGCAGTTTACTTAACATTGATTCTTTTAAATAAGGTGTCTTTTTTACCATATTTCTTAAAGGAATTGGCATTTGTCTTTCCTCTAAAAAGTTATTTACAAAGTTTTCTATTTTATTTGGAGACGTTCTTTTCACAATATTACCATCAATATAGATGTAGCAATACTCCTCTTTTTCAAATGGAGTTTCCATTCTGCAAAAACCTTGATGTTTTAAAAAATGTTCTGCATGTACAATATTGTAGTGGTATTTTGTGCCGTTGTCTGTGATTTGCTCATCCCAAAACTTCATTGGCAATGAGTTTACAATTAGTTTTTTAAAGGCGTTCTTAACAATTACAGGTCTTTGTTTGTTGTATTTAAGATTTACAAAATCTAAAAAGTCTTTTCGTGGGTTTCCTCGCCAATCTTTAGTTTGCAGTAAGTATTTAGGCAACCAGATTGTTTTAATATCTAAATGATCTAAACCAACTTTTACAGCTTGTTTTACGCCTGTTTTATCGATATCGGGTAAATTATAAATATGGTTAGCTAACTTTTTAAGCCTGTTGTATAAATCGTTTGTTAAAGAAGCTGTTTCGCTGTTTAGCCAAATAACATAATATCCAAAAGAAGCAACATTTATGGCGTCTCTATCTCCAGAGCAAACAATTATATTTTCTAGTTTTAATTCTTTGTCTGTAGGAAAACTATCTTCTCCTGCTTCTTTTAAAACTCTTTCTTTGTGTTTTTTTGCTGCGTTTTCAACATCATCTAATCCAAAAATATAATCTTTAGGTCTGCCACCTGCATATCTAAACCGGAATGATTTATCAGCAGATTTAGGTTGATAAATTTTTTGCCAACTCCCAAAATCATAAACAAGAACAGGGTATTCTTCTGTACTTTGGGTAACCGTTACTTCATTTTCTTTTACATAACTGTAGCTTTTTACAGCTTTTAAATGAAAACGAGTTGCAATCTTATCTGACACTTCTGGACCAATCACTAATAACTCTTCTGCAGATAATTCTTCTTTGTAATCAAATAAATAAGATCCTGGTACTTCGTCTTTTGTTTTAGCTCTTTTTGTGATGATTGGTTTAGAAGCGTATGTTGTATTTTGATATTGTATTTGATACAACTTTGCCAACTTTTTACAGGCTTCACCAAAAGTTAAATTGTCTTCGAACATACAAACGAAAATTCCGTTTTTTGGTTTATCCCATTGTCCCCAATCGATAACCAACCAAGTGCCATCTTCTGTTTTCTTTAAAGCTGCAGATGCTGTTTTTTCATCTGCACGCATTTTAAATTTTTTAGTGCTATTTTCTCCAACACTTGCAGCTTCTGGATAATAATCTTTTATAATCTGTAAGCCACCATCTGTTTGATGTAGTATTGCCTCTGCGAACGGGAAATTGCTCATTATTTAATAGTAGTTTGTATTTGATAACCTAATTTTTGCAATCTTTTTAAAGAGCTTTGCGTTCTCTTTGGGTAATTTGTTGGTTTGAATTTATCTGGCACTAAAACTGCAGTTTTATCAAAAGAAATTTCGAAATGAATTGAAACCGTATTTAAGTGATTTATGAGTGTGGATTCTTTAATCATTCTGTAAGTTTTTGTTCATGATAAAATGAAAAGGTGGCATCCACTTGTTTTTTGCATTCTGGGCAATGGTCTGGTGGTGCTTTTAATTGTTTTTTAATGTCGGATATTTTAAAATCTACAGGTACATCTAAAATTTTAGCATCTTTATAAAACGTTTTTTGACACCCTGTGCAGATTTGCTTTATAGTGATGAACTTTTGGGTGTTTTCTGACATCTCTTTTTGTGTTTTATATAATACTCACCAACTGTTTTTGGTATTCTTTTTTGTGTAAAAATGAATTTCTGTTTGGCAAAAATTTCATCAACTATTTTAGTAGCTTTACTTTCCGATTTCAATTGCTGCTGTAACTGTGCAATCATTTGCTCTTTGGGTGGTAATTTTTGCGAGTTGGTTTTCATAACTTGTAATTCTTTCGTTGTAATATTTTAGTAAATCTGTTCTTTTTTCTTCATGATTAGCATAGTTTTTATCATCTGCATTTAATGCTAATACTGCATCTTTAAAACGTTGCAATTGCGTTTGTAGGTAACTTTCTCCTTGTGTATTCATAGTTATTTTTTTACAGGTGTATAATGATTTATGGCTTCAAACTGAATTTTAATATTGTTTATCACTACCATTTCATCATCTATCGGGGTAATGATTTTATTTACAGTAATAATTACTGTAATGTATTTTCCATCAGAATTAGCTATTAAATGATACTTATAGCCTTCTAGTTCTTTTTGAAAATCCTCGAAAACAGGTTCGTGTTTTATGCAAAAAACAATGCGTGTATGCGTGTGTTTCATTACTTAAAAGATTTAGAATAAAGGTTAATTCTAGAAAAACTACGGTTTGTTAAATAATTTCTGGAGCCATCTTTATTAACTCTACTATTTTTTTGAAATTTCCATATTTCTGCAGTTGGGTCTAATTCATGAAAATTAAAATCAATGTGCAGATTTGCTGACGAATATATTTCCAATGCTTTTTTCATTGTTTCTGTTCTAAGAGCAGCTAAAGCTTCATATTGTTCTTTATTCATAACTATATTACTTTTTGAGTTTTCGCTTTCAATAATAGCGCGTGTTTAGAACGTGTGTTTGTGTAGGTAAATAGTTTACGTTTTAAGGTATCGTAATGAGAATGAGATACACCAATAGCCTCTGCTATAACACCATCTATATAATCGTTAGAATCTGCCATCATATCAATCATAACAATATCTCTGGGCGTTAAAATGTAATTGTCTATTGTTATATTTTTAGCGTTCCAACGTAAAGAAGGGCAGTCTCTTTTTTCTCTAAAATTTTCTGAAGGTGCTAAAACTCCGTTTAAAATATCTGGAGTAGCATCTACATCTCCCCACATATAGTACGCGTATAATTCTACTTGATCTTTTAATTCTGAATGAATTTTAGAGATAAAATCAACTGCTTTATGATCTAATAAATAAGCGGTTTTTATAAGATTGTAGATTTTAGCAGGTAAATCTGTAAAATAGTGTGTGTTTCCATGTTGCATCCATAGAGTGGTCTTTTTACCTTTTACTTTTATGCCCATTAATTCTATGCCAGAATCACCAGGAAGCATGCCTGCAATTTGTGGGGTTCTGAAGTTTTGATTATTTTTGCTGTTGTTAATCATTGGTTTAAGATTTAGTGATTAATAATTATTAAGATTCGGTTGTTGAAGCAATCGAATTTTTTTGTTCTAAAAAAGCATCTATCTGTTGTTGTGCTTTTTGGATTGTCTTTTTTGTAAAATTTTCTTTATTTCTAATTATTACTTTGCATTTTAACAACGCTACTTCTTCGATAGAGAGTTTTGGTGTAGATTTCTTTTTTAGAAAAAGAAATACATAAATTAAAGATGCAGTTACTATTAAAAAAAATGCTGTGATAAAGAGTATCGTATTCATCTGTTGGGTTTTTAAAACCTCACTCCACTTTTGCAGAGTGAGTAAAATTGCTATGAAAAAGAATAGTTTTTTTTTGTGATTGGAAACTGTAAAGGGAAAAACCAATGAACGTGCGTTTTAAGTTCGACAACTTCTAATAGCCCCCAGCTATTATGTTATTCTGGTTGCTGATTAAAATCTAATTTTATTTGAAGCTTTTTAGCAGCCTCTTGGTATATAAATTGGGTGGATTTTGTTTTCATTATGAGGCAGATTTTAAAAGTTTGTCTTTTTTGCGTTTTAATATTGCTGCTTTCTTTTTTTCAATTTCTACAGCTTCTATAATTGCTACTTCAATAGGTAAAAATGGTAGGCCATTCATCACATTTATAATCATAGATGCAGAATGCGTGTTTCCTTTAGCATCCTTAATGCTATTTTTAATTAAGACAGGTTTTACTTTAGAAGTATAGTAAGCTCCTAAAATTTCAATAAATGCGTTTTTGTCTTCTGGTGTTATCATAGAAATCTATGTTTGTTTGTATTGTTTTTATTGCTAACTTGCTGATAAGTTATTGACAACTTACTGATGCAAATATAGTGAATAAAGTTTCATATAATCAAGTTATAAGTGAATAAAGTTTCGAACATAAAGGAAAGAATTAAAGAATTTGCCGAAAACACTGGGGAAAACAAGGATGTTTTTTTTCAGAAAATAGGTGTTACTTCCGCTAATTTTAGAGGAAAGAAACTTTTAACAGGAGTAAATGCAGATTTAATTGAGAAAATAGTTTCACTATATCCAGATGTAGATCTAAACTGGTTAATAACAGGAAAAGAAGCTAATAAAGAAGAAAAAGAAAAAACTGTTATGAATGAACCACCCGAAAATTATGGCAATAGCTATAAAGACAAGTACATAGAAGTACTTGAAGAAAACAAAGAATTGCAAAAAAAAGTCATTAATTTATTAGAGATTAAAGACAATTTAAAAAAATATAGTTAACAGCTTTTTGCTAGGTAAAAATTGAAAAAGAAAAGAATTATGAAAAAGTTGTTTAAAGGATGTCTAGTAATTTTCATTGGATTTTTTGTTATTGGAGGCGTTATTACAATGTTTACCAATACAGAAGATGTTGATAAAACTGAAAAAACGGAAAAAAAGAAGTAA